TTACAAAAGCCCTAGACAGTACAAGTGTTCAAAAATAATTCTCCCAATCACTTGACTTTATTGGGAGAATGTCATAAGATAAGAGAGTAAGCAAAACACAAGAGGTAACAAGCTATGACTTCTCAAATCACTCTCGCAGACATCCCCTTTGACCAAGAAGACGGAGGTCTGTTGTTTGAAACCCGCGTAATCGCGGTACAAGGGGGGTGTTTTTGGTACGATGACGGGTTTGAACCCCGCCTCGTCCCTCTCTCCACTGCCAGTTGGGCAGAGATTCAAGTTACGGCAGAAATGGCTCAATTAACCGGCGATTACGCTGGTTTATATTTACCAAGCGAGGAAATGACTACAGAAGGAAGTCTGTGGGCAGATGCTTGGGGAATTGATTTTAGTTCCCTAGCTTACTCAGTAGGCTTTGGAGATGATGAAATCAACCAGATAATTAATGATTATCTGGACTCTTTAGAAGCTTCTAAAGAGTCTTCTAAAAAGGCGAAAGAGGCAAAACAAGCCGAAAAAGAAAAAGCGGCAACAGCAAAACAAGCTGAAGAGGCGCGGGAAAAAGAATGGAATAGCTACCTGTCAATCAAAGACAGGTTAAAAAAACACAACCTTTATGAAAATAGCGATTACTATGTCGTGACACACGGCATAGTAATCGATGAAAAAACTGAAAAGTTTTATTCCGAAGGATCAGATACTCTATCATCTGACGGAATGGGATCTCGATCCCATGGCGGTTATGTGACCGTTCGGGTCGTAACCTATCGGCTTCCCAGTGGGGAAGCCAAAAAATTGACCAATCCTCCAAAACCCAGATCGGAAAAAGACTGGGCGTTGAACCACAATTCTGGGTACTGGACCAAAAGAAAATGGGATATAGAAAATCCTAAAGTAGCAGTTTCCGAACCCGAACCTGCTCCTAAAGTTTCGGAAAATCAAAAATTAATTGAAGATTTTGGGGCTAAATTCCCCCAACTTGTCGAAGAATCCCTGTCTCTAGGGATTCAAATAAGACTTACAAGTGGCGAAGAAAGACGGGTAGTAGTCCGTAGCCGCGATTTAAGGAATGGTTACGAATCCTTTCCGAAGGATGCTACCGAACTGCATCAAGCAGTAATCGAAGCCATAGCCTTTAAGTCTCGCAAAAACGAGCTAGAAGCCCTGGAAAAGGCTAGAGAAGAGCAGATTACTGCTCAACAGAAGGAATCTCAACTTCCTTATAAGACAGCCTGCGAAAAAGCAGGGTACAAGGTGGAGTGGAACCAGGAATCCTATCTTGCCAAGGTCGGTAAAAGATGGACAGATTGCCGGACTGTCTGCCGGCAAAAAAACCTATCAGTTGAGTTTAGCAAAAAGCCTAAACTCATTCTCAAAAAATAGTTATCAGTTATTAGTTATCAGTTATCAGTCAATAAACATCAACCAAACAAAAAATGGAACCTTTACATAAATTAGGCAAATATCACAATCTAGACAAGCTAAACAAGACAGTAGAATTGGTTTACAGCGTTACTACCTTTTCTACAAGAGCAAAACACAATTGGATTAACAATCCTTTAGACTTGTTTGATCCTTATTCTCTATGGTGGACGTTGGGGGTAGAATGGCACACTGACGACATTGATAAAGATAAAAAATATTCAATTATTTTAGTTGTTCAAAGCGACAATTATGAACTTTACGCTTCTACAATAGATAATAATACTTTAGAAAAACTTTTAAAAACAGATTACTTTAGCAGTATTAATAAGCGGATAGATAATCTGTTAGTTTGCAAAAAAGACACTCAAAGACTAATAGTAAAATCGGGAGATATTTTATTACTAAATACATCCTGCTACCATAAGCTAGAAAACACAAAAAAAACAGAAGACCCTTTTATGTTTATTAGCTTAGATATTGACTTTATTCCAAGAGTCAAGGAAGCGGTCAAGGTTGTCAATTATTTTGTTCACAATTTTTTTGTAATCAATAAGGAGTAAAACAATGGAAGAATATATGGAAGAAATCGAAGAAACAATGGAAGAAGAAATTGAAGAATGTATGACTCCAAGCCATTGTCATTTTTGGCTTTGCTGGTATCAATTATCTCTTCTAGAAAAAAAGGTCTGTTTTTATTTTCTTTGTGGGTTTGATAACAAAGAAATTGCTAAAAAACTTTTACTAAAAACTGAAATAGTAAATGATTATACGACGGCAATTTTAAAAAAATTTAATATTTCGACTCAACCTAAGTTTATGTTTTTTTTCTATCAGCATACGGGATGGGATATAGCCAAAGATATGATTGACAATGACGAAGAAGAACAATGCGCTTTATGGGGTGTTCAAAAATGTCTAATTCCGCCTGGAATATGGAAAAATATGTAGTTTAACGAAAATCTATGACTAATACTACCGAGAACACATACGCACCAAATTTTGTTTCTCCGCCGGGAGAAACCCTTGCTGAAATCCTAAAAGAAAGAAAAATAACTAGAACTGAATTTGCTAGTCGCATGAAGTTGCCAAAAAAGACTATTAATCAACTTATAAAAGGTAAAGCAGAAATTACTGTTCGTACTGCTTATAAAATGGAATTAGCCTTATGCGTACCTTCTGCTCGTTTCTGGATAGAGCGTGAAAGACTTTATCGAGAATTTCTAGTAAATCAAATTGATTAGAATATTTTTACAACTGTTAACGAGGATTTATGAATCTGTACTTAATTAGAGATTCAGTTACATCATTTGGTCTTCTTATTGCAGCAGAATCAGAAACAGAGGCTATCTGGCATTGGTGCATCTATTTTTATAGCAATAATGACAATCCAATCGAAATAGAAGAAATTAACATTAATACTTCTGGTATCGTTTGGGAATGTGGATGAACTACTACTAACCCCTAAAACCGCTCCTAAACCGATTAACAGGAGCAGAAGTAATAATCGTGCTAATAACCTTTTCATGTCCCTGAAACTCATTTTCAAGGGAATAAAATGCTCCCGATAGGCTATCTACAATGTCATTAGTCGGGGGTGTTTTTTTGCTACCATCAAAACCCTGGCAGGCATTTAAAAACCGAGTGTTCCACGTCCCATCTCTTAAGATAAAGATTTGTCCCCGACTAGCTGCCGTGGCTACTGGCAAAGCCCGCGTTAGCTTATCCCCTTGAGGTGCTATCGCTTTAATATCATGATTTGGATGATTTTCTCTAATTACATTAGTAATAGTATTCTCAACAAATTTACCACTCGATCCCCCTTCCTGCTCCCATCTCACAGCTACGGTTCTACCATCCAATTCAGCAGTATTTTTAAGCATTAATTCCACTTCCCCTACCTTTTTCTGCTCACAGATATTATCGGCAATCACATAAGCAAATTCCTTAATCTCAGTTGAATCTGGCAGTGTGTTTTTAATTCTTTGGTATTTATAGACAAGAGTGCCACTTGTATAACAATGATAGTTCTCAGCATTCTCTTTAGCAGTTGCCGCTAAATCCCAGAATCTTACTTTACCTATTAACTTCCAATCATCGGGTATTTTATCGAGAATCTCAAACCAAGTCCGATCAAATACCGTACCAGCTTCATATTTAACTTTCCAGTTACCCCTGAGAAGTCTTTCCCGCTCAATAGGATGTAAAGCGTAAAGGTTAGCCAAATAGGTAGGGTTAACCCTAATTAAAGCTGGATTATCAAAAATCGTAGCAGGAATAAAAGTAAAGCTTTTAATCAGATTATCTGGTGTAATATTAATATCTGTATTTGATAAAAACTTTTCTCTTTTATCTTTAGGAATAAGGTCAAAAAGTTCATCTTTAAGACTAAATTTATCGATTAGTTCTTCTTTAGTATCAGCCCAGTGGATTATGTTTTCTCGTCTAATAAAATATTTAACTATTCCCCCTCTTTCTTCAATAGCATACCCAGTCTTAGGGTCGATCCACCAAGAGATAAAATTAGCTACCCAAGAGTCAGCATCGGGGTTACAGGTTGCTCTAACTGCGGGTTTAATTCCCGATACTGAACGGTTTCTAGAGAGAAGATAGAAAAATTGTTCTTCTGTAAAATGGGTTAATTCATCAAAACCTATCCTTGCAATTTGTCCCCCTTGATAAACATAGACAGTTTTTTCGTATTGTAAATGTCTAAAAGATATTTTCGATCCAAATGGAAATCGCCACCCTGGAGGCTTTTCAATAAAATTACCTTTCACTGCTTGATAGATTTTTTGGCTTTCATCTATTAGTCCACCTGCTTGAGTAAATTCAGGATACGTCCGACGAAATATAACAGCCCGATAGTCAGGATTGCTAATAAATTCTTGACGGGCAAAATCAATTAATAGCCCGGCACT